TCTATCACCGGGGACCCGGACAGTCCCAAGCGCTCGCCACGTGTGTCCATCGAGTGGGCTCGGGACCAGATCAAGACCTATGGCGCGGACAATCCTTGGGTGCTGGTCAACGTCTTTGGCCAGTTTCCCCCTGCGTCCATCAATGCGCTGCTGGGCATCGAGGACGTGGAGGCGGCCATGGGTCGGCACATTCCCGAGGCCAGCTATTCAAGCTTCGCCAAGGTGCTGGGCTGCGACGTGGCGCGGTTCGGTGATGACTCCAGCGTCATCTTCCCGCGGCAGGGTCCGGTGGCGTTCGTGCCCCAGGTGCTGCGCAACGTGGATAGCCTGCAGGGTGCGGGCACGGTGGCGCGCAAGTGGAACGAATGGAAGGCGGACGGCTGCTTCGTGGATGACACCGGCGGGTACGGTGCGGCCTGGATCGACCAGCTCACGGTGCTGGGCAAGGCGGCCATCCCGGTGGCGTTCGCGGGCAAGCCGAACGACCCGCAGTATTACAACAAGCGGTCCGAGATCCTTTACGAGCTGGCCTTGTGGGTGAAGGCTGGCGCGGCGCTGCCCAATATCCCGGAGATGAAGGCCGAGCTGGTCGCGCTGACCTATACCTTCAAGGGCGACAAGATCCTGGTGGCGTCCAAGGACCAGATCAAGGAAGCCATTGGCCGGTCCCCTGACTACACCGACGCCCTGGCCACGACCTTCGCCCAGCCGGTGCAGGCGCAGTGGTCCATCGAGCGGGAGAAGCTGCTGTTCGGTGCCAACGAGATGACGCGCGCGGTGATCAGCCGGGACGATGACGTCGACCGTTACGAGCGTTAAGGGAAGCGGATAGACCGGAATCGGGGGAGGGCCCTGCACCGGCTCAAGGCGTCAAAGCCTTGTTTCAAGTCTGGGGCCCGACGCCCCGACCGCGTGTCATGTCCACGCCGCTATCCTGCGCCCATTGTGACCATCATCACGCCGCTGTCAACGCAACGGATTCGAAGCCCCATTGCGGACACCGCTGGTCGGATATAGACTCGCGCAAATTCAGCAAGGGTTCCCGCCGATGTGCACCAGCAAGCCCAAGGCACCACCGGCTCCCGTCATGCCCCAGTCCTATTCGCCCCAGACGGTGGATCAGGACAGTCTGGACGCCCGTGACAAGAATCGCAGGCGCCAAGTCGCACGCTCTGGCGTGTCGTCTACCCTACTGACCGGCTCTGGTCTGGGTGCAGGCATGCCCCCGACCAGTGGCGCCAAGATGGCCTTGGGCACGTAACCGATGGCCACGGCTCCCACGATCGACCCGATTCCCGCCAATCAAGAGCGGTCCCGCATGCAGTCGCGGGTCAAGGCCGTGGAGGATTCGTTCAACTCGGTCAAGCCCGTGCTGCGGGATATTGGCGAGTACATGGCGCCGTATCGTGGCCGGTTTGAGAATACCAATCAGGGCCAGAACCAGCGCGGCAAGCGCAAGGGTCTGAGAATCATCAACAACGTTGCGGGGCGTTCGTTCGGCATCCTTTCCTCGGGGATGATGAGCGGCCTCACTTCTCCGGGTCGGCCGTGGTTCAAGCTCGCCACGCCGGACCCGGATCTCGCCAAGTACACCCCGCACCGGCAATGGCTGGATGGCGTGGGTCGTGCCATGCAAACCCTGTTCGCCAAGTCGAATCTCTACAACGTGCTGCCCAGCCTCTACGGCGAGCTTGCTCCATTCGGCACCGGCTGCTTGCAGGAAGTGGAGGACGCGCAGTCCGTCATCCGGTTCTATCCCTACACCATTGGCGAGTACGGCCTGGCGCAGGACAACCGGCTGGTGGTCGACACCTTCACCCGTCAATACGTCGACACCGTGCGCAACGTCGTGGCCACCTGGGGCAACAGTCCAGGCCTGTCCGAGCGCACGCGCACGCTGTACCGCACCGGCAAGCTTGAGGATTCGGTCCACCTTGTCCATATCATCGAGCCCAATCAGGACCGCAAGGTCGGCGGGTTCGGCTACCGGGACATGCCTTTCGTCGAGGAATACTGGGAGGCGATGGGCGATTCGCAGGAACCGCTGGAGCGCAAGGGCCTGGCCGAGCGTGCGCTGTTCGCTCCCCGCTGGGACGTGACTGGCAATGACCTGTGGGGCAAGGGCCTGGGCCACGACATTCTCGGGGACGTCAAGCAGCTCCAGTTCAAGGAGCGCCGTTCCGAGGACGTGCTGGAAAAGCATACGTCTCCGCCCCTTGAGGCCGGTGCAGCCTTGCGTGGCAAGCGCCTGTCCCTGCTGGCGGGCGATGTGACCTATACCGATCCGGCCAACACGGGCGGCACGGCCGTGCGTCCTATCGTCCAGACCCATCCCCAAGCGTTCCAATACGCCACCCAGAACATCGGGGAGATGGAGCGCCGCATCCGTTCGGCCTGCTACGAGGACCTGTTCCTGATGCTGGCCAACGACACCCGCAGCGGCATCACCGCGCGCGAGGTCGAGGAGCGCCACCAGGAGAAGATGCTGGTCCTTGGCCCGGTGCTGGAGCGGCTGAACGAGGAACTGCTGGATCCGATCATCGACCGCACCTTCGCCATCATGCAGCGGCGTAGTGAGCCATTCTGGAAAGGCATGATCGACGGCAACCCGCTGATTCCGCCCCCGCCGAAGGGGCTGGAGAACGAGGCCCTGTCCGTGGAATACACGTCCATCCTTGCCCAAGCTGCGCGCGCGACCAACACCCGTGGCATCGAGGCGTTCGGCATGTTCGTGGGCAACCTGGCGGCCGTGTGGCCCGAGGTGCTGGACAAGGTCAACGCCGACAACTTGGTCAACGAGTACGCCGATGCGCAAGGTATTCCGGCCGGCATCATGTCGACCGACGAGGAGATTGCAGCCAAGCGTGCGGCCAAGGCGCAGCAGCAGCAGCAGGCCCAGTTCGCGGCCATGGCGCCGGCCATCGAGCAGACCGCCAACGCGCTCAAGACGGCCGGCGAAGCGGTGCCGCAAGATGGTAGTACGCTATCCAACATTGCCCAGCAAGCCGGTGCGGCTGGCTTGGCTTCGCCGCTTAACTGATCTGGAGTAATTTATGGCTCGCACGGTAGAACTTACCCCTACGACGACGGACGGCACCACGTCGACCGGCTTTCTTGTTGCTGCTGGTGCCTCTGTGGTTGTTGGCATTTATGTCGCATCCGGCAACGTGCCGTATGACGCGCGTGTTGACATACTGGTTGAGACCGGCGGCGCCGACGTGGTGATCAAGTCTTTGACATACAACGACCCTGTGACCGTACTCTATGGTCCGGTGACGCTATACAAGCTGCGCATGGCTACCAACGGTCGCGACAACATCGCAGTCGGCGGTTTCCTGGAATCCTGACATGATCACCCGCCCGCTAACCCGCCCCCTAACCAGCCCCCTCACCCGCCCCATCACCGACGCGGGGGCGGGTGATCTAGCCGCCGCCATCCGTGCCCTCTTCGCCAACGGCGAGCAGGGCGTGTGGTACGACCCAAGCGACCTGAGCACGATGTTTCAGGACGCCGCCGGCACGCTGCCGGTGTATGCGCCGGGGCAGGGGCAGGTCGATCCGCCGGTTGGAAGAATCCTAGACAAGTCTGGGCGAGGGAACCACGCGACCCAGACCACCACGACAAGCCGCCCGACGCTGAGCGCGCGGTACAACATCTGCACCAGCACTGAAAACGTCGCTGCGTGGACGAAGGTGAATGGGGGTACGGGGTCGGTGCCCGTAATAACGCCCGATGCAGGATTGGCGCCAAATGGAACAATGACCGCCGACCGTTGCGTGATGGAACGTGGTGGCGGTAACACCAGTGCGGCCTTCTCTCTTGTGTATACCGGAGGGAATTTCTCTATAGCAACACAATCCATTCGCTCCGTCTGGCTCAAATCGTACTCCGGGGCCCCGCAGTCTGTCCTGTTGTACGACGGATCTCAAGTAGTTGGCCGTGTCGTGAGCGTCACGGCAGACTGGCAGCAGTTTTTTGTGATCGGTGGCACGGCCTCAACAGTAACGTCGCTGGTGATCGGAACCCGGGGAGGAGACCCGGGGACGTACTACGCAAGCGGCGGGCAGCAGAGCCTCGACCTGCTTGTCTGGGGGATAGACATTCGGGCTGCAAATGATGGTGTCGGCCTGCCGTCTTATCAGCGTGTTGTCGATGCCAACACCTACGACACTACAGGCTTCCCGCTCTACTTGAAATTTGATGGTGTGGATGACTTCCTCCAGACAGCGAGTGTGGATTTCAGCGGGACGGATGTAGTTGCTATAGCAACCGCTTATCGCAAAATGTCAGACGTGTCCATCGGGGAAGTGTTCGCGCTCAGTGGAAACCCCACTGGAAATA